CAGACGTTTAACTTATTACCCTACAACCCAGAGAAATGTGGCAATAATACTTTCTCATTCCCAAAAGAATCTACGTTTTTATTACGTAGCATTCCAGAGAGAGATATTGCCATTGTTTCTATGCCCGCAATGAAGAGGCATAAAGGTATATACAAAAAGTATATAAGTGAAAAAGAATACCGCACAATTACCTACTTCGAAGGTTCGATGATAACATCGTACGACGAACAGGTGTTGCGCGGTGTACATGATCCGTTGTCAAGTGTTATTCGTAACACAGACACAACATCCATAAACCTCAACAGTATAAATCCCGCACAACCCACATATATTCGTGACCGATTCACGTATGTGTGGGCAGGTGCAAAGAAAGGCGCGTGTGGTAGCGTAATAACTACCACTCACAAAGGAGCCTTTAGAATCCTTGGACAACACACCTCTGGTGTCGTGCAACGAAACCAAGGTATAGGAGTCCCCATTTTCCGCGAAGATGTAGAATCTTTGTTTGACGCCGATGAAACCACACTTCAGTGCGGTGACATCATGTGTTTTGATCAGAAAGACAAAATACAAGGCTCTTACGAGATCCATCACGACGGTAAAATTACCACCCCGATACAAAGTATCCCAACAAACCAAACGATGTTAGTTGCCACGCCTTTTACCACTTACCAATTTAAAGGAGGCGCTAACGTTGCTCCAGCGAAGCTTACCGCACTAGCCTATAACAAGGCCCGTGCTAAGGAAGCTTCAAAGGATGTCGTTTTTGACATACACCATGACGCACTACAGATCGTCGCTCAATATGGCGATCAGATGATGCAGTTTTTCCCCGGATGCGACGAAGTCCATATCCTCGGATGTCGTACGCTCACATTAGATGAAGCGTTAGACGGCAACGAAGACCTTGATCCAACAAAATGGACCACCGCAGATGGTATAAACCTCAAACTCATGGGTATTACCAAACCCGAACTTCGCGAACCCGGACCACAACGCGAAAAATTCAGAAAAGTTATGACGCAACGCGAAGAGCGCATGCGCCGTAACAAATGGCCCCAACAAATCAACGTGGATTGTCTTAAAGACGAAACACGTGACCTCAAGAGAGTCGAAAACCTGGAAAGTAGAATTTTCAATGTTACCGACTTTTGCGATAATACCGACGTTAAAATGTCCATTGGTGACCTAGTAGGAAAACTTAAGAAAATTTTCTCCTTTGGTCCCGCAATGTGCGGTATTAGTCCCTCCACAAATTGTTGGAAAGATATCTATGAATTCTTCGGCCCCGATGCCGACGTTGTATTCTCCGATATAAAATCCTTCGATAGCACAGCAACACTGTGGCTCTCTCTCATAATCTGTCCCTGGTTATGTAAGATCTACGGTGGTGCTCACACCTTCGCTGCCCGCCGCGCTTGTTGGGCGTTCATTACGTCCATCACAGCGATCCGCTTCAACCGCGGCTTCGGCAGGCAAAACAATCACGGTGGTAGCTCAGGAAACTGGGGTACCACCATCATCAACACACTCGTTAATTTTGTTTACCACAGCATAATAGTGTGTCTCCTGGCCGTACGCCAGGGTCAAGACCCTATCAAATGCTTGGAATATTTCAAAGTACGTTTGTATTCAGATGATAACATCTCCCACCACCCAACACTCAATTGGACTTCCCGTATAGTAGCTGACGCATTCTACCACCTCTTTCAAATCACTCTCACAATGATTGACAAAGGTGCCATAGAAGGTGACCCACGCTATACGATGTCCGATGTTGAATTCCTCGGTCGCCGCTTTTACGTAGAGAAGGGGATAGTTTTCTGTCCCCTAAATGAGATGTCCCTATTCTCATCCCTATACTACGTGAAGGTCGCAAAAGACCGCAAAGATCA